CAGGGTACTCAAGGTGTGCAAGGTTCTCAAGGACGTCAAGGTCCACAAGGTACTGTAGGTTCTCAAGGCGCTCAGGGTGTTCAGGGTCTACAAGGTTTAAGCAATCAAGGCGTACAAGGCACTCAAGGTTCTCAAGGACGTCAAGGTACTCAGGGCGTTCAGGGTGTAATTGGCGCACAAGGCACTACCGTTGTTCCTCGTTCAGCCACTACAACAACTCTTGTTATTGGCGACGTTGGTAAGTGTGTTGATGCTACTGCTGGTATTACTGTACCAAACGCGGTTTTTTCAGCTGGAGATATCGTAAGCATATATGCCAACGTTGCTGCCGGCATTACTATTACTCAAGGCACAAGTTTGTCTTTGCGTCTTGCTGGTTCAACATCATCTGGTAATAGAACTCTTGCTGGCAATGGTATTTGTACAATTTGGTTCTCTAACTCTTCTTGCGGTATTATATCAGGAGCAGGATTGACATGAGTGCTCATCAGATGTTGTTTCATTGGAAATTTAGCGGAGAAACTCGCACATATACTTCCGGTTCAACAGCAACAGAAATGGCACCAGTTGGCGCAACTCAGGTTGTAATTGAAGTTTGGGGCGCTGGTGGTGGTGGCGGTGGCGGTTTTATTGGCGCTAAAGGCGGCGTTACCTACGGTGGCGGTGGCGGCGGTTCTGGAGGATATTCTAAAACTACTATTGCAATTTCTCCAGGTCAAACTCTTGTATATAATGTAGGCGCGGTAGGAACAGGTGGTGCTGCTAGAGACGGAACGTTAGGTCAAACTACTGACCCAGGACTTTCTGGCGGTTCATCTAATGTAAGCAGTGGCACCAAAACAATTACTACAATGAATGCTCCAGGTGGCGGCGGTGGCGGTGGCGGTACAGTTGCTACTGCGGCAGGTGGTTCTGCTGGAACAATAGGAACTGGCGGCGTAGATACCAACTCAGTTGGTTTTGCGGGTTCTAATGGCGCAGTAGACCCCGGCGGTACTGGTGCTGCAGGCGGTTCTGGTGTTGTCGGTACTAACGGCAGCGGTAATGCTGGCGGTGTTGGCGGTAACGGTGCTTCTGGTATTACTGTAACAGCTGGTGTTGCTGGCGGTACAGGCAAGATTATTTTTAGGTACACTTAGAGGAATATGATATGAGTAAACCAACAAGAACTGCGGTTCGCTATCCGTATACCGGTATTTTAATTTATGAATTTATTGTAACCGCAGGATGGCAGCATATATTTACAATGACTGAAGAAGATTATGGAGTTGCAACATACTATCCTCCTGGCGGCAGTTGCGTAATTAATGTAGCAGACAATACTGAAATTGTAGGAACAGTTTGCTCCGGTTTTATGGACTTGATAAATGATTATCCGCAACTTAACACCATAGGTTCAAAGTATGGTCAGATTGTGCAAAATGATATGTCTTGGTACTGCGTACACTTTACTGATGACACTTTTTCTTCGATAAGCATGATAGACGTTGATGGTAGCGCAACAATTCCTGCAAATACTGCACTTGCTATTATTGATGGTGAACTTAATGGAGTTACAAGAGTTGGATATATTCCGTATTCAGACGCAGAATTTACTGTTACAGGTACTGCTAAAGCCTTTTTGCTAACGCGATAAATACCTGTAATCTTTCTAGGAAACTATAATGGCAAAACCAACATCAAAAGCAGAACTAAAAGACTACTGCTTACGCAGACTAGGCTTTCCTGTGATTGACATCAATGTCGATGACGACCAAGTTGACGACAGAGTTGATGATGCTATACAACTTTATCATGAATTTCATTTTGACGGGTTAAGTCGAGAATATCTTGCTGTTATGGTACAAACTGGCGACAAGGCAAACACTTACGTTACATTACCAGATGATGTTATTGGAGTAACTAGAATTTTTCGTATTGGTAGTGAAACTATTAATAGCAATGGTACTAATTTTAACATATTTGATATCAACTATCAGTTAAGACTTAATGAATTGTATGACTTTACTTCATCCTCATATATGTACTATTGGATTGCAAGAACTCACATTGAAATGCTTGACCAAATTTTAATTGGTCAAAATCCTATTCGCTTCAACAAGAAGATGAATCGTCTTTATGTTGATATGAATTGGGCACATGATGAAATTGGTCCCGGTAAGTACATGATGGTTGAATGTACTCGCGCACTTGATGCTGATACATATACCAAAGTCTATAACGACGAATGGCTCAAGGAATATACTACACAACTTGTAAAGAAGCAGTGGGGCGAGAACATGAAGAAGTATAGCAACTATACTCTTCCAGGTGGTATGATTATTAATGGTCAGCAAATCTATGATGAGGCTGTTGCTGAAATTGTACGCTTAGAAACTAAGTTGAGAGACACTTACGAAGAACCACCAGAATTTTTGGTAGGCTAAGATGCCAGTCAGCGTATATTTTAACAACCAAGGTGCAACCAGAGAACAGATTCTGGTTGAAGACTTAATCATTGAATCAATCCGTAATCATGGAATTGATATCTACTACATTCCAAGAGATACTCAAAGCGAGTTTGATAGACTCTTTGGCGATGACCCCGTAAAGTACTATAGCAGTGCATACAAGATTGATATGTACCTTGAAACGTTTAATGACTTTGGCGGTCAACAAGAATTTTTTTCAAAGTTTGGATTAAATATTGACAAGACTGCTCGCGTTGCTGTTGCTCGTAGAACATTTCAAAAATTAATTCCAACTACGGTTAGAGATGTACCCAAAGATGGCGATTTAATTTTCTTAACAATTCAAAATAAATTAATGGAGATTAAGTTTGTTGAGGAAGAAGAAAACTTCTTCCAATTAGGTAGAGCCAAAGGTGATAGAGTTTCAAATAGAAATATGCCATATATGTACAGTCTTTCTTTAGAAACTTTTAAATATAATGGCGAACTATTTGATACCGGTATTCAAGAAATTGATGTTATGCAAAATGACGTTACAATTTCAACTAATTTCTTTTTAGTGGAAGGCAATCAAAATGTGTCCTATGAAAAAGGCGAAATTGTATATCAAGGAACTAATTTAAATTCTGCTAATGCCGTTGGCATAGTAGCAGAATTTGATAGAGTTAATTTAATTTTGCGTTTAAGGAACATTAAAGGTATATTTGCTTTGCCTCCAAATGGTTCAACTCACAATTATATTAAGGGAAACACTTCTGGTGCGCAATTTGATATTGACCACTATGATGGTATGGAAAATGCCACAACAAACTTAGAAGACAATTCATATCTTGAAACTCAAGCAGCAGATATTTTAGACTTTAGCGAAACAAATCCTTTTGGTGAACCATAATGCTATCTAACACGCACTACTATCACCGAATTGTTCGTAAGATGGTTATTGGATTTGGTACCATCTTTAACAATATTAAGATGTATCGTTATGCTTCAGATGGCGTAACTGAAATTGAACGCATTAATGTGCCGTTGACATATGCCACTAAAGAAAAATTTTATACTCGTATTACAGAAGACCCTACGTTATCCAAGTCAGTTCAAATTACCTTGCCTAGAATGGGATTTGAAATGACAGGTATTACCTATGACCCGTTGAGAAAGATTTCGTCAAACATTGATGTGTATAAAAATAGTGTCCCTAACAGCGTAAATCGCGCTAAAGGTACACCATACAATTTTGACTTTAACTTGTATGCATTTGTTCGCAACACTGAAGATGGTATGCAGATTGTTGAGCAGATTCTACCTTACTTCAATCCCGACTATACTATTACAGTAGATTTAGTAGGATTTGATAATCTTAAACTTGACATTCCTATTGTATTTAATAGTGTTACCTATGAAAACCAGTATGAAGGTGATACAGAATCAACTCGCGTTATTACGTGGAACATGAACTTTACTGCTAAGGGCTACTTGTTTGGTCCAATTACAACATCTAAGGTCATTCGCAAGGCAACAGCAAACGTCTACAGTTACGTTGGCGAGAATGATAACAAGGGTTTAAGTCTTGTAAATGGTAATGGACAAGAATATCGTCTTGGTGAATTAGTGTATCAAGGCAATAGCATTGAAGAGGCTACGGCTAAAGCCTACGTCAAGCAGTGGAATACTACTGCTAACACTCTTATTCTATATGATGTTACGGGTAATCTTGCCGCTAATAGCAACCTTATTGGCGCTGTTTCAGGGGCTAAATACAACGTCAGCACATTTGCAATTAGTGCGGCTCAATTAATTAATATAGAAGTTGACCCAAATCCGTCAACTGCTAATGCTAATACTGATTTTGGATTTACAACAACGGTAACTGAGTTATTTTAATTTATGTCTAATGTTGATAAGAATCTAAGTGAAATTCTTGAAACTGAATATGAGATTCAAGAAACCCCAAAAAATCTTCCTGTAGCAACTGTCCCAGAAACAACTACACAAGATTACGATTACTCGCGCATGAATCATTATAGTTTGATTGAGCGCGGTAGTGAAGCATTAGATGGTATTCTCGCTGTTGCAAGAGAATCACAACACCCAAGAGCATATGAAGTTGCTGCCACTATGATGAAGAATCTTAGTGACATGACAGATAAACTCATCCAACTTCAGAAGCAAAAACAAGAAATGGAGAGGATTGCTAACCCAACTCCAACGCAAGTAACTGTTGACAAAGCAGTATTTGTAGGTTCTACAACTGACTTGCTGCGAAAGATAAAGAATGAATCAGCAAATAATCAGTAAACTTAAAACATACCTTGGCAATCCTAAACTAAAGAAAGTTGGGGTTGCTGTTCAACTTGATGCCGAGCAAGTTGAGGAGTATATTAAGTGTTCTCAAGAACCAACTTACTTTATTGAAAACTATGTCAAGATTATTACCCTTGACAGAGGTTTTGTTAAGATTGAGTTGTACCCTTTTCAGAAAAAAGCCGTTACTGAGATTAACGAAAACCGCAGAGTTATCGTAAAGGCTGGTCGTCAGGTTGGTAAGACAACAATGGTTGTCGGTTACATCCTTTGGTACATTTTGTTTAATGAAGACAAAACTGTTGCTATTCTCGCTAACAAGGCTGCTACAGCACGCGAAATTCTTGCGCGTATCAAGATTGCATATGAAGCACTGCCAATGTGGTTACAGCAAGGCGTGCGCACTTGGAACAAGGGCGACATTGAACTGGAGAACAACTGCCGTATTATGGCAACATCTACTGCTTCAAGCGCCATTCGCGGTTTCTCTATCTCATTGTTGTATCTTGATGAATTTGCATTCGTTCCTAGTAACATTGCTGAAGAGTTCTTTACTTCCGTATACCCGACAATTTCTTCGGGTACAAGTTCAAAGATTCTTATTTCATCTACACCTAATGGCATGAACCATTACTACAAGATGTGGACTGATGCGGTAGAGAACCGTAATGGCTTCATTGCTATTGAAGCCAACTGGCGTCAGGTTCCCGGCAGAGACCAAAAATGGGCTGATGACCAACGTTCTGTTCTTGGTGAGGAGAAATACCTACAAGAAATGGAATGCGAGTTTATGGGCAGTGCTGGTACACTTATTAGTGGTATGGTGCTTAAATCATTAGTTTTTAGAACTCCAATTGCTCAACCTAACAATATTGTTGGTCTTAAGATACATCAAGAACCTGTCCCAAATCGAAAGTATGCTATGACTGTAGATACTTCTCGTGGTAAGGGGCTAGACTATTCGGCGTTTGTTGTTGTTGATATTACTGAGATTCCATATAAAGTTGTCTGCACATACAAAGACAACGACATTTCTCCTGTTGTTTATCCATCTATCATTAAGCGTATTGGTACATACTACAATGAAGCCTTTATACTTGTAGAAATTAACGACAACGGTGCACAGATATCATATAGTTTATTTGATGACTATGAGTATGAAAATTTACTGTCTACAGTTGAGGCTAGCAAAAAAGTAACCTTGACTTGGGCTAACAACAAAGCCGAAAGAGGAATTCGAACAACAAAATCTGTAAAAAGATTAGGTTGTTCATTGATGAAGACTTTGATTGAATCTTATAAACTAATTGTTGAAGATTTTGACATAATTGCTGAACTTTCAACATTTATAAATAAGGGTACTAGTTATGAGGCTGATGACGGGTCGCATGATGACCTTGTAATGTGTTTGGTGTTATTTGCATGGATGACAAATCAACAGTTTTTTTCTGAACTTTGCAACACGGATATCAGAGAAAAATTGTATAGAGAGCAGATGAATCAGATTGAAGATGAGTCTCTCCCGATGCCATACTTTGGTCCTGAATATACTGAAGAAGAGCGATTTGTTTCGAATGGAGCCGTCTGGAGTGTTGTAAAACCATAAATTACTAAATAGAATAACGGATTCTGTCCTTAACAGGAGTATTAAAGATGCCATTTCAAGTATCACCAGGCGTGAACGTAACCGAGTATGACTTAACGTCATCCATTCCAACTGCTAGTGGCACCTTTGGTGCAATTGCTGGTGAGTTTGACTGGGGTCCAGTAGGTATTGCTCAGCCTATTTCAAGCGAACTAAAGTTGGTAGACCGTTTTGGTAAACCACCTTACTCAAGCACAAGCAACACAATTACAGACTTCTTTACTGCTGCACAATTCTTGCAGTACTCAGGAAGCCTAATTGTATCACGTGCTGCACACGGCGGTTCAAATAATGCTGTTTCAAATAACTGGACAGGTACTGCTGCAACACCACGCCAGATAAAGAATTCTAGCGATTACATTGGTAATCCTACAATTTCTGGTGCAGTATTTGCTGCTCGTTATCCAGGAACAGTAGGTAATAACCTACAAGTTTCAATGTTTGCAAATAGCGTTAGCGGTTCTCTAGCAAGTTGGGCATATGGTTCATATTTCGATAGAGAACCAGGCACATCTGACTTCATCAAGTTAAATGTAAACACCAATGCAAATGACGAAGTATTCATTGCTGTTATTGACCGTACTGGTGCAATTTCCGGTGCTGCAAATACAGTTCTAGAAAAGTTTATTGCTTCAAAGGCAACTAATGCTCGTGACCCAAACAACAATAGCATGTATTACAAGGACGTTCTATTGAATAAGTCCAAGTATGTATACATGGTTGGTCACCCAAGCAACTCATACAAAGGCACATCTTCCGCCAATGCATGGGGTGTTGCTGCTAACTCAACATACATCTTTGCTGACCACGATAGCGCAAACACTGCATATCCACTAGCAAATGGTTCATATGTAACAGTAACATCAGGCAATGTAACTACTGCTCTTGAAGTTCTAAATGACCCAACTGTAGACGTGTCGCTAATTATGACAGGCGCGCACTCTTCAGCTGTTGTACAATATGCTATTACCAACGTTGCTGAATTCCGTAAGGATTGCTTGGTATTTGCTTCACCAACATACGCAAACTGCACATCAACTCAGCCAGAAGTGGATATTCCTCTTTGGAGAACTGCAATTGGTTCATTCAGTTCATACGCAGTAATGGACTCCGGTTGGAAGTACATCTACGACAAGTACTATGACACCTATCGTTGGGTTCCGCTCAATGGTGACGTTGCTGGTATGTGCGCAAAGACCGACGCAGAAAGAGAGCCATGGTTCTCGCCAGCTGGTCCAGTACGTGGTCAGGTAAAGAACATTGTCAAACTTGCATATAACCCAGACAAGGCTGACCGTGACATCCTTTACAAGGCTGACGTAAATCCAGTAGTATCTTTTAACGGCGAAGGTACATATCTATATGGCGACAAGACGATGCTAGGTCGTCAGAGTGCGTTTAACCGTATCAATGTTCGCCGTCTGTTTATGGTTCTGGAAAAGACAATTTCTCGTGCTGCTAAGGCAAGCCTCTTTGAGTTCAATGATGAATTTACACGCGCTCAGTTTGTAAGCATTGTTGACCCATATTTGCGCTCCGTAATGGCAGGTCGCGGTATCTATGACTATCGTGTAATTTGCGATGAGAGAAACAATCCGCCAGACCTCATTGACCGCAATGAGTTTGTTGGCGACATCTACATCAAGCCATCAAAGAGCATTAACTTCATCCAACTCAACTTCGTTGCTATCCGCACTGGTGTTCAGTTTGAAGAAGTAATTGGTCGTGCAACAGTCTAAATAACCTTATAGGTTCAGGAGAATCAAATGAGTTTTAATGTAGATGAATTTAGAAAAAATCTAAGATGGGATGGCGCACGCCCAAATCTATTTGAAGTTGAGGTGCCGTTTATGGACGGCACCATTGACCGTTCATTTAGATTTATGTGTAAGGCTGCATCAATCCCTGGTTCAAACCTTGGTGTGGTAGAAGTACCATACTTTGGTCGTCAGGTTAAGGTTGCTGGTAACAGAACATATGATGAGTGGACTGTCACAATCATCAATGATGAAACTTTCGACTTGCGCAATAAGTTTGAAGAATGGCACAAGCGTCTAAATGCTCCAGTTGAGAATACTCGCGCTGCTCTTAATAGCCTGTTCTATACAAGAGATGCAAAGGTAACTCATTACCGCAAGAATGGTTCAGTCATCAAGACATATAGCCTAGTTGGCGCTTTTCCATCAAACATTGCACCAATCGACCTAGATTGGGGTTCAAATGATACGATTGAAGAATTCACCGTAACATTTGCATACCAGTACTGGATTGATAGCAAGTTGAGCAAGTCAACAGCACCAGAGGCACGTCCATCAAATCAGGAAGTTCCTCAGTCTAATGCTCTACCAGCTGGTCCAACAGGAGATACAACTCTTGATGGTTTAACAGCCCAAGCGATTACAGTCTAATATATAATTAGACTTTTGTTGAGGGGAGGATTTTCCTCCCCTCTTTTGATATGAGGTACACATGGCAGGATTCAATCTATTTGGCTTCGAACTGGTACGCAGTTCTGAATTAGAAAAAATTCAGCAGTCCCAGCAGCCACCAATCGCGCCTCCACTAAATGATGACGGTGCAATTAGCATTAATGCTAGTGCTGTTGGTGGATATTACGGCACATACTTAAATCTAGAAACAGCATTTAAAGATGAGAATGACCTCATCTCGCGTTATCGCGCTATGGCTATGCAACCAGAAATTGAACAAGCCGTTGATGAAGTGGTTAATGAAGCAATTGTTCATGATGAAAATGGTAAGTCTATAGAGATTATCTTAGATGAATTAGAGCAACCTGATACAATTAAGGATATGCTCCGTAACGAATTTAAAGAAATACTAAAGTTATTAGACTTTGGTAATGGCGGCGCTGATATATTCCGTCGCTGGTATGTTGATGGAAGATTGTTCTATCAAGTACAAATTAATAATGCAAATCCTAAACTTGGTATAACTGGACTTGTATATCTTGACCCGCGAAAGATTCGCAAGGTTCGTACAGTACAGAAGAGCAAAGACCCGAGAACAGGTATTGAGGTTGTTTCTGCTGATGAGGAGTTCTTCCTTTACAGCGAGAAGATTCTCAATACAAATAACAATATTGTAACCAATCCTATTGATGCTGCTTTGAAGATTGCTCCAGACGCAATTATTAATATCAATTCAGGTTTAATGGATGTTACTAAGAATATTGTATTGTCTTATCTCCATAAGGCAATTAAGCCAATGAATCAGTTGCGCATGATTGAAGACGCAGTTGTTATCTATCGCTTATCACGTGCGCCAGAACGTCGAGTATTCTATATTGACGTTGGCAATCTACCTAAGCAGAAAGCAGACCAGTATTTACAAAATGTTATGACAAAGTTCCGTAACAAGATTGTATATGACTCAAATACTGGTGAAGTGCGCGATGACCGTCGTTTTATGTCAATGATTGAAGATTTTTGGTTGCCTCGTCGCGGTGAAGGCAAATCAACTGAAATTACTACATTACCTCCCGGTCAAAATCTTGGCGAATTGACAGATGTTAAGTACTTTGAACAAAAATTATACAAGTCGCTTGGCGTACCTATTTCACGTCTTGATTCATCAACAACTGCATTCTCTCTTGGTCGAACCAATGAGATTACTCGCGATGAACTAAGATTCTCCAAATTTGTTGAGAGACTCCGCAATCGCTTTAGCACTATGTTTGATGAGTTGATGAAGCGTCAACTTGCTCTTAAAGGAATTGCTTCTCCTGAAGAGTGGGATGACATGAAGGAAAGCATTCACTATGACTTCCTCAAAGATAACAACTTTGCAGAACTTAAGGATGCTGAACTTTTAACCAATCGTGTTTTACTACTTAACAGCATGGTTCCTTATGTTGGTTCATACTATTCAATAAATTGGGTCAAAAAGAATGTTCTACACTTGACTGAAGATGAAATTAAGACAATGGACCAAGAGATAGTAGATGAACAAGAAAAAATGGCACAACTAAATCTAATGCAGCAAGCACAAGCATCTGCTCTAGGTAGTGCGCCTCCAT